ACAGAGGATTGAGCACTGTGAATCCAGACAACACAAATTTTTCATTGAATGATATTGGTTTGATCAAACAGGACTTGTTGAATCATTTTCATATCAGTCAAGGTGAAAAATTAGAAAATCCTGAGTTTGGCACAATTTTATGGGACGTGATCCATGATCCTATGACACCTGATTTGGAAGAGGCTATCAAGCAAGATATCTTAAAAATTATTGATGCAGATCCCAGAATCACAGCAGACACAGTGATCGTAACACCATTTGAAGCAGGCATACAGATAGAAGTTGAATTGACATACATCAAATATAATGTGTCAGAGAGATTGAGATTGACTTTTGACGAAAATAATGGATTACTGAATTAAATGCTCACTTTATACAAACAAATAAATAACGCTATAACAAAGGAAGCCGATGTCATCCACAGATAGACAAAATAGATTACTGTTAGCAGAAGACTGGAAACGAGTGTATCAGTCTTACAAAAATGCGGAATTCAAAAGTTACGACTTTGACACAATCCGCAGAACAATGATTCAGTACATCAGACAGAACTATCCAGAAGATTTTAACGATTATATTGAATCATCAGAGTATCTAGCACTGATTGATCTTGTGGCTTTCCTAGGACAAAACTTGGCTTTCAGAACAGATTTGAATGCTAGAGAAAACTTTTTAGAAACAGCAGACAGACGTGATTCTATTTTAAGACTGGCAAGATTGATCAGTTACAATCCAACACGTAATCAGTGTGCTAATGGAATGATGAAAATTGTTGGCATCAGCACAACAGAAAATATTGTAGACAGCAACAATCTTAATTTAAGCAATCAAACCATTTCATGGAACGATTCAGGCAATCCAAACTGGTATGAGCAATTCATCAAAGTTTTAAATGCTGGATTGTCAGAAAACGAAAAATTTGGTAATCCTGTTAAGTCAGACAGCATTGATGGAATTCCTACCAGTCAATACAGAATCAATGCCAACAGCACTGATGTTCCTGTTTATGCTTTCACAAAATCAGTCAATGGACAAAGTTTGCCATTTGAAATTGTTTCAACATCTTTTGATAATGGTTCGATCGTTGAAGAAGCACCTTTAACAGGAAGACGCTTCAGTTTGTTACACAGAGATGATGGCAAAGGTAATGCTTCAAACAACACAGGATTTTTTGCTCACTTTAGACAAGGTGTGTTGGATCAAGGAAACTTTGGAATAGATGTTCCATCAAACAATCAATCTGTTGCTATTGAATCGTCAAACATCAACAATACAGATGTTTGGTTATATCAAGTAGATATTGACACAGGACTAGAAGACCAATTATGGACTAAGGTAGATTCTGTAACAGGAAATAATGTGATTTACAATTCAACTGCTAAAAACATAAGAAACATTTACACAGTGTTGAGTGACACAGATGATTCTATCAGTTTAAAATTTGCGGATGGCATATTTGGAAATCTTCCTCAAGGTAGTTTCAAAGTTTATTATAGAAAAAGTAAAAATCAAAGAATTAGAATTGTGCCAGCAGACATGCAGAACGTTCAAATAGATGTTCAATATGTTTCAGCAAACAATCAAGTAGAAGTTTTAACACTCACAATGGGACTTCAATACACAGTGGACAATGCCACAACATCTGAAACAAACAACAATATTAGATTGAATGCTCCAGCAACTTATTACACACAAAATAGAATGATCACTGGGGAAGATTACAATGTTGCTCCTCTAGGCACCAATCAAGAAATTGTAAAAGTAAAAGCAATCAATAGAACATCTAGTGGGATTTCAAGATATTATGATTTAATTGATTCAACAGGCAAATACAGCAACACAAACATTTTTGGTGCCGATGGTTCTATCTACAAAGAAGAAACAGAAAATTTAGAAACATTCAGTTTTTCTACACAAACAGACATTGAAGGTGTTATTATCAATCAATTAGAACCGTTGTTGTCAAAGAGTCAAACACGAAATTATTACGTAGAAAAATTTCCTAAGGTATTTTTAAATGATTTAAATCCTGTATGGCAACAAGTCACATCAAGCACTAACGAATCTACAGGTAAATTGATTGATGCTGTCAATATTTTAGATTATCAAGTGGGAACATTTACTGCCAGTCAGTTGAAATATGTTGAACCTGGCGCAATGATTAAATTTGTGGCACCAGAAGGTCAACATTTCATGGCAGACAATTCATTAATGTCTGGCTCCGCAGATCATCCAGGCAGTAAAGACTACATTTGGACATCTATTGTCAGTGTTGCCAATGACGGTGTTTCAAACACCAGCACAGGAGAAGGTGCGATAAAATTTAATGATGTTGTTCCAACAGGTGCTGTTGCTACTCAAGTACTACCTAAATTTGCCAAACAGTTCGACGACGATGTAAAAACATTAATAATAGATCAAGCATTTGCTTACAACAATTTTGGAATAAGATATGACGTTGCCACACGTAAATGGCATGTGATAGACGAGAATAACTTAAATGTGTACGGAGTGTTCAGTACAGGTAAAACAGGAGACACATCCAATCAACAATTAGATGCCAGTTGGTTGATTAAATGTACTACCGATGGCGCAACATACACAATTACATACAGAGGTTTAAGATATGTGTTTGAAAGCAAAAAAGAAGTGCGTTTCTTTTATGACAGTGCTGACAGAAACTTTAATGCTCAAACAGGTGTCACATTACAAGATAAAATTGCTGTGTTATCTATCAACACACAACCTGACAGCAACAATGCATTTACAAATGATATAAATTTTGCTGTGTCTACAGAATACAGAACAATAAGTGGATATGTAGACAGTGCCAAACTAGAATTAACTCAATTTGATTCTGATCAAGATGGCATTGTGGATGATCCTGATGCGTTTGAACTTGTGGTTGATCCAGATACAAATTCAAACACAAAATATGTATTTCAAAAATTAATAAATGATTCAGATGGAACTCAAAGATATCAATATGTGAATGCTGATGATGAAAATATCTACATAAGACAAACTTCGGTAGGCGCTGTAGGAGATTATCCAAATGGTTCTATTGTGTATCTAGTTGACAGTGACAGTTTCAAAAAAATTAATACAGAAACAAACACCACATCAGATGTAACAAATTATGTGGCTCATGTGGGTAGAGATGGAATTAAATTCCAATATGTCCACACAGTGGATAGCAACACAAGATTAGATCCAAGTTCTTCGAACATCATCGACATGTACATACTAACAAGAACATATGATATCAATTTTAGATTATGGTTAGCAGGTGTTGTTGATAGCAAACCTTTACTGCCCAGCAACGATTCATTGTACAACAACTTCAACACACCTTTGGCAAAAATAAAGTCTATCAGTGACACAGTGATTTATCATCCTGTAAAATACAAAATTTTATTTGGTTCACAAGCAGACACTGATGTACAAGCCACTTTTAAAATAGTTAAAAACGCTGATCAAGTAACCAATGACAGTGATATTAAAAGCAGAGTGATACAATCAATAAATGAATTCTTTGCTTTGGAAAACTGGGAATTCGGAGATACATTTTACTTTACAGAGTTGAGTACATATGTAATGAATCAACTCGCACCAGACATTACAACTTTTGTGATTGTGCCTAAACAAGGATCAAAAGCATTTGGCAGTTTATTTGAAGTAAAATCCGAAAATGATGAAATTTTTATCAGCGGAGCAAAAGTTTCTGACGTTGAAATAATAGATGCCATCACAGCATCCAAGTTGAAAGCAGACGGTAACATCACAACCAGTTCAACCAGTGCTTCAACTTTGAGCGGAACATTAAACTCAACTGGAGGCTCTAGTGGAGGAAGTGGATACTAATGGCATTCGACAACAATCAAAAAGATTTAGAGTTGCCAGCAGGCAAAGATAACGGTAAAAGAGAATCAGCAGAATTTTTACCTAAATATTTTAGAACGCCAGTCAATCAAAAGTTTTTACACAGCACAGTTGATCAACTGATTTCCCAAGGCACTCTTGAAAAATTAAATGCTTATTACGGAAGAACAGTAACTGATGCTTACAAGTCTACAGATTTATATGTGCCTGAAGTTAATTCAGATAGAGAAAATTATAAATTTGAACCCAGCGTTGTACAAAAAGATGATTTAGGCAATGTAAACTTTTATTCAGATTACATAGACTTTATTAACCAAATCAAAAACTACAATGGCACTGTGGACAATCACAGTGTGTTGAATGCACAAGAATATTATGCTTGGTCTCCTAAAATTGATTGGGACAAATTTGTAAATTATAGAGAATATTTTTGGATGCCATATGGAGCATCAGCAGTAACAATCAATGGACAGCAACGTGATGTGATCAGCACATACACTGTGACAAAATCTGATCAAGGAGACAATTATGCTTATGTGCTAACTCCAGATGGTTTAACCGCTAATCCTACATTAAAATTATATAAAGGACAAACATACAAATTTGATATTGACTCTGAAGGCTTGCCTTTTGTGATTAGATCACAAAGGATTCTAGATGACAGTTACAATGTAACAGACGGTATAGATGTTCAAGGTGTCGAAAAAGGTATCATTACTTTTCAAGTCAAAGACACAGCACCTGAAAAATTGTATTACGGATCGTCCAATGATATCAATGCTTGGGGATTGATACAAATATTTGACATTGATGAAAATTCTTCAATTGATGTGGCAAACGAAGTTTTGGGCAAGAAGAATTATACCACTGCTGATGGAGTTGCTCTTTCTAACGGAATGAAAGTGAACTTTGCAGGTACAGTGACTCCAGAGTCTTATGCTGAAGGAGATTATTATGTTGAAGGTGTAGGTGATTCCATCCAACTGATCAACGCACAAGATTTAGAAGTTGTGAGTTCATTTGTCAACAATGTGCCTATACCTTTTGATTCGCAAAACTTTGACACAGTTGGTTTTGGTACAGCCACTTCATACGCTTTAAACAAAGATTATGTGGTTATCAACAGAGCATCAGCAGATAGAAATCCTTGGAGTAGGCACAACAGATGGATTCATCGTTCAGTGATTGAAGCCAGTTCTAAAGCAAACGGACAACAGCCCAATTTAGATCAATCTACAAGAGCAAGAAGACCTATCATTGAATTTGAACCAGGTCTAAAATTATATGATTTTGGAACATCTAGTAAAGGTAATGTAGATTTTATAGACACTGTGACAACAGACGTGATGTCTAATTTAGAAGGTTCAGAAGGATTTTTTGTAGACGGTGTAGCAGTCACAAATGGTGTGAAGATTTTATTCACTGCTGACACAGATCCGTTGGTCAAAGACAAAATTTTTGAAGTTAAATTCATAGACTTTGAATCAAATGGAGTTACCACAAGACAGATCAGTTTAGTAGAAACTTTAAACAGTGACCCTGCAACAGGTGAAACTATTCTAGTCACAAACGGTGTTAAGAATCAAGGTAAGTGGTATTATTACGATACTGAATGGAAGTTGGGACAAGAAAAAACTGCTGTCAATCAAACTCCTATGTTTGATATGTTTGATGCTGATGGAAACAGTTTCAAAGACAGTATTTTATATCCTAACAGTTCTTTTATAGGAAACAAAATATTTTCTTATGCTGTGGGCACAGGTACGAATGATGATGAATTAGGTTTTCCTTTACAGTATCTAAATGTTGAAAACATAGGCGATATTGTTTTTAATTTTGATTTAGTAAATCAATCTTATGTGTATGAATCTCAAACAGTAAGTGGAACGCTTAATTCAGAGACAGGGTTTTTAAAACAATATAATGCTCAAGGACAATTCAAAATAGTAAATGGATGGGTCAAAGCGCCTTTAGAAAGTTTTCAAAAAGTTAATAGACAATATGTAGCCAACAGCAAACAAACCAATGACTTTTCAATTGACGTGTATGACAACAGCGGTGACTTGAATGATCTACAAGTAAATGTGTTTGTCAACAACATAAAACAAAATGAAAATGTTGACTGGTATATTTTAAGAGTTAATTCGATCGCTTATGTAAAGTTTTACAATGATCTCAATGTGGATGATGTTGTTTTAATAAGAAGCACCAGCGCCACAGCCAAAAATCAAAATGGACATTACGAATTTCCTACTAATTTACAATCCAATCCATTGAATGAAAAATTAACAACATTCACAGTTGGTCAAGTTACGGATCATGTTAAAACTATCACAAATGAACTTCAAGATATACAAGGAGTAACTCCAGGCGTAAGTAATTTAAGAGATTTTCCTAATGCCACAGGATACGGTAGAAAATTTTTACAGCATAGTGGCCCTATGGTGTTATCATCATATTTGCTGAACAATAAGCAAATCAATATAATCAATGCCATTTCACAAAGTCAAAACGATTACTTTAAGTTTAAAAGATCATTTGTTGGTGCTATGGATGACCTAGGATTTGAAGGAACACCAGTTCAAATAGTCGACAAAATATTACAGAAATTAAACAAAGACAATAACAACAGTCTACCTTATTTCCAAACTGATATGTTAGGGTTAGGAGCATTTGTAAGCACACAGCACGAAGTTCTTGATGTGGATAATAAATTTTTTGCCTTGAATCAAAATCACAGTCTTGAATCACTTTCAGACAAAGCAGTATATGTGTACCTAAACGGATCTCAGTTATTGTATGGACATGATTATAATTTTGCTGATGGCTTCGTACAAGTCACAAAAACATTGACATTGGATGACATCATCATTATCAATGAGTTTGAGACCACAAATGGATCGCACATTCCAGCAACACCAACCAAATTAGGATTGTATCCAAAGTTTACACCAAAAAAATATTTAGATACCACAGCAGTTGAGCCTGTTAATGTTATACAAGGACACGATGGTAGTGTTATTGTTGCGTTCAATGACTTTAGAGATGATGTAATTTTAGAATTAGAAAAAAGAATATACAACAACATTAAGGTTTCATATGATGCTGATTTATTTGATATTACAACGTTCATACCTCGTGATAATGCTTCTAACAAGTTTACGCAGGAATCAATCAACAAAACATTATTGGGAGACTTCAATGATTGGTTGACATTCATTGGCAATGAAGATTACACAGCAAATTCATATCAAACGGATGATAACAGTTTAACATGGAATTATTCAAACATGGTTTCTCCCAATGGAGAAAAATTAGCAGGTTTTTGGAGAGGTGTTTACAAATATGCCTATGATACAGACAGACCAAACATAACACCATGGGAAATGTTAGGATTTACTGAAGAACCTACTTGGTGGTCAACAGTTTATGGTCCTGCGCCATACACTAAAGATAATTTGATTTTATGGCAAGACCTTGAAAAAGGCATAGTTAGAGAACCTAATAAAAAAATTATTATTAAAGAAAAATATAAAAGAGCAGGATTAACCAATCACATACCTGTTGATAGTGAAGGTAATATTAGAAGTCCGTTCGACAGTGCTTACGCCAGAGGTGCTGTGTTACAACTTACAAAACAAAAATTTAAATTTGGTGATCAAGCGCCTATAGAAAACGCATGGAGAAGAAGTGTACATTATCCTTTTGCTCTTTTAAAAAGTTATATTATTCATCAGCCATGTAAAGCAATTGGTATCGGCTTAGATATAAGCAGAACAAAAACAAATGCAAGTGGACAAATAGTATACAACAATGCCGTAGCAATCAGACCTAAAGACGTATTGTTTCCAAGCAGTGTCAGTGACAACACAGCATTATACACAGCAGGATTAATAAATTATATCTATGAAGTGGTTGAAACAAATTTAACCACTAATTACGCAGAATATCGAGAGCAATTCAACAGGTTAGAGACGCAGATAGGATTCAAAATTAGAGGATACAGCAATAAAAATAATTTTAAATTGTTATTAGACAGTAAAACGCCTGTAAACAACACAACTTTGTTTGTGCCAGATGAAAATTATGAATTAATTTACAATGTTTCAACACCAATAGATATTTTAACATACAGTGGTTTAATTGTAGAAAAATTATCCAGCGGATTTAGTTTAAAAGGTTATGACAGAAATGACCCGTATGTGAGATATCATGTTCCGTTTGAACAAAACAATGACCCTGTGGTCAGAGTTGGTGGTGTAAGTGCCTCTTTTGTGAATTGGAGTGCTAATAAAAGATATGACAGCGGTGCGTATGTAAAATTTGGTAATGAATTTTACGCGGCGAGCGAAACACACATTGCCGACGAAACGTTTGATGCTACAAAATTCATAAAATTAGTAGAGTTACCAATTGAAGGTGGCGCTACTGCTGTGTTTAGAAAAAGATTTATCACAAATGAAACTGTAGAAATTCCATATGGCACAGTGTTTGACAGTGTACAAGCAGTTGTGGATGTGATTCTCGGTTATGAATCTTATTTGAAATCAAAAGGATTTGAATTTGAACAATTTGATTCACAAACAGAAACAGTCTCTAATTGGCAATTGAGTGCCAAAGAGTTTTTATTTTGGACCACACAGAATTGGGATGAAGGCGCTGTAATCAGTCTAAGTCCAGCCAGTAAAAAATTAGTTGTACGTTCTGAATTTGCTACGACAGACAATGTGGTGGATAATTTTTATTCATATGGTATATTAAAGGAAGACGGAAAAAATTTAAGCAAAGAGAATTTAAGAATTACAAGACAGTCTAATCTATTTGAATTATTTACAAAAAATACAATAAACGGAATATATTTTGCTAAGGTACCTCTTGTACAAAAGGAACATGTATGTTTGATAGATAACAGAACAGAATTTAATGATTTAATATATGATCCTGCCAGTGGATACAAACAAGACAGAATCAAATTGTTAGGTTATATCACAGAATGGGATGGCAGTTTAAACATTCCAGGATTTGTGTTTGACGAAGCCAAAGTAAAAGAATGGCAACCATACACAGATTACGCAATGAGTGATGTGGTAAAACACAAAGAATTTTATTACACAGCCAACGCAAAACTTAAAGGCGCACAAGAATTCAATGACAGCGATTGGAGAAGATTAGACGGAAGACCGCAAAGCAGTTTATTGTCTAACTTTGATTACAAAACCAATCAATTTGCTGACTTCTATGATTTAGATACAGATAATTTTGATAGTGAACAGCAAAAACTTGCACAGCATTTGATAGGATATCAACCAAGAGAATATTTAAGAAACATAATCAATGATGATGTAAGTCAATACAAATTCTATCAAGGATTTATAAGAGAAAAAGGAACAGCAAATGCTCTTAACAAACTGTTTGATGCACTAGCAAGTGCTGATAAAGAAAGTATTGAGTTTTACGAAGAATGGGCAATTCGCAAAGGACAATATGGCGCTGTTGATACCTTTGACGAAATAGAATACAAACTAAATGAGGCAAATATTAGATTAAATCCTCAACCAATTTTATTAAGTGACGAATCAGCAAGTACAACAGATTTAGTTTATAGAATACAATCAGGACAAACTTATCTAGCACCTAAAAATTATCAACATACACCTTTTCCTGTGCAGTACAACACCGACACTTATGTGAAAACAGCAGGGTTTGTAAATCCAATTGACATCACAGTGACTTTAGCACAATATGATGACATGCTGACTGATACAAAAATTACAGAATTGCGTGAAGGTGATTATGTTTGGATTGGAAATTACAATAAAACTTGGTCGGTATTCAAATACACAACCACTGAACAAACAACAGTGTCAATCGTAAAAGACGGAACAACAATCACGGTCAATACAGACGAAAATGCTGTGATGAATGTGGGAGAAATTTTTGTTGTCCATGCTGATAACACCGATTATATTTTAAAATGTACATCTGTAAACGGCACTGAAATTGTGTGTGAAGACAAAGAAGGATTTGTCACAGTAGATCCAGCAGAAGGATTAATCAAAAGATTCATAACACACAGACTTAATTCTATCAATGATATTAACACTGTGATCAACAGTGAAGGATTGAAGGATAACGAAAAATTCTGGATAGATGAAAGTGATGATGGCAAATGGAAAGTAGTAAACAATAAATTTGTTTTCAAAACTCATAATGAAATAAGTTCTGCCAGTGAATCAGGTGATGAAAGTTTTGGCACAGTGATTGCCGCAAATAAACAAAATTCTGTGGTGATTGTGAGTCAACCAACAGATGAAGATGGAAAAATATATGTGTTCACAAGAGGCACTGAAAGTGGATCACTAAGACTATTTCAAACAATTGAAGCACCAACAACAGATCCTTTGATCAGACTTGATTTATTTGGACCTAACAGCAATTTTGGACAAGCAGTTGATGTATCTCCTGATGGCAATTTTATTGTTATAGGTGCTCCAACTGCCTCAAATTTAAAAACCGAGTACAAAGGTGTGTACAGTCCAACAGCAAATTACGATGTGGGAAATATTGTTCAATACAAGCAACAACTTTGGAGAGCAACAAACCAAATAGAAGGCGCTGTGGCGGCAGATTTATTTTCCACTGTGGACGCTTCCGCATTTTATGAAGAAAATATAGGATTTGCTACAACTTCGTTGTTGATTGGTGACAGTGTGTTTCCAAATGAAACCACTGATCATTTATTAATAAGAGCATCTGCTGATCAATACACAGCAACAAAAATCGGTGACAAATTGGTTTTAAAATATCTTGATTTCAGTACAGAATATCCTATAGATAGAAACAATTATAGCAAGGCAGTCAATCAGCCATTCAACGGAGTATCGTCTCCCACAATAAAAGACAATGTTTTCGATGGCGCAGAAATTTCTATTCAACAAAAGGTTGATGAAATACTAGAAATAGATTTAACATTAATTGATCCAACTTTATCTAGTGTTGTTACTACAGATTCAGCACAAGGTACCATTGTGTATTTTAGAAAAGTAGCGTCAAAAACACTGTTGTATCTATCAAACACAAGCGGCGTATTTTCTGCCAGTGGTACTTTATTATTAGACACATTACCTATTGGCGATTACACAAGAGTAAACACAGAAGATTATGATCATCTAGGTGGATGGTGGAAAGTAAGCACAGGCGCCAATGTGAGTACCAATGCTGGTAGTGACGTAAGTAAAAATTTAGTGGTACAAGATATTAAACTACTCAACGAAACCAGAGATACAAATAGATTTTTCAGTTCATTGGAACAGCCAATTGCTCCAATCACTCCTCAAAATCCTGTGGTGAAATCACAGTTTGGAATAGGCACCTATTATCAAAGTTATTATATCAATCCAGCCAACAACACTTGGCAAATAAATCCATCACCTGTGGGTATTTTTAGCAATAAATGGTTTGTGAGAACGGGCTATGATATAGCTCATGATGGCGGATTAGATTCAAGCAATTCTACCAATGAAATGAGTGTTTGGTTCAACAACGTTGATCAAGGTGCTTTTGATTTTGGGGATTTGAACATCAACCAGGAAGACACTAATGGACTAAAAGAAGTTGTTGATATATGGGAAGGATACATTGACATAGATTCTCAGCCGGACAACAACGCAAACTATTATTTTCCTGAAGCAGGCATACACAGAATATATGATCCTACAACTTTTGTAGAAGCAGATGTTACATTTGTTCAATTTATAGCACTAGAAAAAATAAGAGTTTACTTTAAAAATGCAAGGAACACTGTTGATCAGGCAGGTTCTAAACAATTTAGTTTAGGATCCAACGCAGGCGTCAATTCAACAATCACAAGATTGGGAGGCGGTGTAGATAGACTGCTGGGATCAATTGAACAAACGGTGCAATCAAGTTCAACTGATGGAGATATTCTTGTGTTTGAACACACAGCATCAATAACAGCCTCAGGCAATCCTGCTTCATATCTTGTAAATGATATTGAATATTGGATATGGGATGAGTTTGAAAATGTACAAGGTATTCCGCAAACAGCAAACATACCTAGCAGTCAAAATAAAGATTGGACTCAAACTCACAACATTCCAATTGGCGAAGGAACAGCAAGTTCTTTTACAAACGAAGGAGCATTTTTAGTTTACAAAAAAGATACACAAGGATTATTCCAATATAATTCAGCATTCACAGTTCCAGAAACTCAAACTGGATTGAGATTGGGTACAAAAATTCAACTTAGAGATGTAGCAGGCACCACTGTGGCATTTATCAGTGCTGAAGGTGATGGCACGAATAACCTTCCAGGCAAAATTTATTTTATCAAATATAACGAAAACAAAAATTGGTGGTTAGGTGTTGACGAAATGTACATGGGACAATTTGATGATACAACAGATTACTTAAAAGATGAATTAGTGATTTTTGCTAATCAATTGTTCAAAGCAAAAACTAACATAAGTGCCGCGGCATGGTCACCAGATTTATGGGAACTACAAGACAGTCATACCGATTTCTTAGGATATGTTCCAAATGATAGTGGAATAGAATTACAAGGCGATTCAACTTTAAATCAAAGCAAATTGATTAAATTTGCCAACACGTTTGATGTGGACACAAATGGTGTTAATCTTGTGGTCACCAATCAATACAGCGATGCTCAACAAGACGTCACAGTATATAGATTGGATTCAGATCATTACACATTTAAACAAACAATCACAGCACCAGATGACTCGGCACCTACCATAGACTTCGGTTCAGACGTCAGTATATCAGGAGACGGTGAATTGATTGCTGTTGGCTCTCCATTAAAAGATTTGAGTGCTGTTGACATGGGTGTTGTTTATCTTTACAAAAAAGCAAACAATGACACAGGCACTTACAATTTAAATCAAACACTGGTGAGTCCAGACAAAGAAACGTCAGAACAGTTTGGTAACACATTGTCGTTCAGTGGCAACACACTGGCTGTTGCTTCTCTTAAAGGTGATCAACAAGTAGATGACGGATCAACAGCATTAGACACAAGATACGATGTTGGTGCTTTACATCTGTTTGAAAAATTTGAAAACACTTTGTTATATGCTGAAAAATTCAGTTATGACGCATCATTTGATCAGTTTGGCACAAATTTATTGGTCAACAACAATCATGTTTACATAGGTTTACCAAGATTACAGTTAGAAGGTGAACAGGTTGGCACTGTGGTTGACTTTAGAAAATCGCCTGCAGAATCTAATTGGACGAATCTGCATCAAAGCGATGATGGAATTGATCAGGTTGACCTATCAAAAATTGATGGCATATTCTTGTACAGTAAATCCACAAATAAATTGCTAACAAGATTAGACTATGTTGATCCTATATTTGGAAAAATTCCTGGACCAGCAGAAGCAGAATTGTATTACAAAACCAATTACGATCCTGCTGTTTACAATTCTACCACAGAAATTGGTTCAATGGATACAACAAACCATTGGGACAAAACGCAAGTTGGCAGACTATGGTGGGACATCAGCAAAGCACAATACTATAATCCGTATCAAAGCAACATTATTTTTAACAATTCTTATTGGAACAAACTATTTGTAGGCGCCACAATTGATGTGCATGAATGGACTGAATCGGTTTATACGCCTACTCAATACAACTCAATCAGCGAATCAGCAGAAGGTGAAGCATTAGGTATTACAGGCACTGTTGTTAATCCAACAGACTTTGTCACTAAAAAAGTTTATGACAAGGTGGCTGGTGTTATGTCTAATAGATATTATTTCTGGGTTAAAGGAAAAACAACCACACCTCAGATCGAATCAAGAACGTTGAGTGCTAATGCTGTTGAAAAATTAATTAAAGATCCAAGAAGTCAAGGTTACAAATATGTAACAGTATTTGGAAAAAATAAATTTGCTATTGTAAATTGTAATGAATTCATACAAGGCACAGATACTGTTATAAGTTTTAGATTAAAAACTATAGATTCTAACAATAATACACATAAAGAATATGCTTTATTGACAGAAGGATATGCTGATAGTAAATTGCCTAAAGATATTGAAACTGTTTGGTTTAACAGTTTAATTGGCTATGATGAAAATTTTAATGCTGTACCTGATGTTAATTTAAGTGACAAATTAAAGTATGGAACATTACAAAATCCTAGACAGAGTTGGTTTGCAGACAAACAAGAAGCATTAAAACAAACTATTGAAAGAATTAATTCTGTGTTGATTAAGAATTTAATTGTAGATGAGGTTAATTTAACAACACTGACACAATCTGAGCCAGCACCAAAAATTAACACTGGACTATTTGACGTTGTTGTAGACACAGAAAAAGATTTAGACTTTGTTGGAATAGGTTCTGTGGATCCTGCTTCAATTAATGTAACAGTTGAAAATGGCAAAATAATTGATGCTGTTGTCACAGCGCCAGGAAAAGGTTATAAATCTGCGCCAACATACAGAATTAAAAGTGTCACAGGAGAAGGTGCTGTAATAGGATTGACCATAGACAATAACGGCTCTGTCAACAGTGCTAGAGTATTATCTCAAGGGAAAAATTATTCCAGCACAACCACTATCCAGATTAGAACGTTCAGTGCTCTAGTAAATTTAGACAGCACAGTTGATGGCAAATGGGCTATCTACAATTATGTGGCAGGTGATGGTTGGTCTAAATCTAAAATACAAGCCTACAATGTAAATCTATATTGGAATTATGCTGACTGGTACGCAACAGGTTACAATCAATTTACAGCAATCGATCACGTGGTTTCACAAAGTTATCAGGTTAATGCTTTGAGTGATACCATAGGACAAATTGTAAAAATAAACAATATAGGATCAGGAGGTTGGTTATTACTGAAAAAAGTTGATGACCAAACAGATGTAGATTATACAGTAAATTATGAAACCATTGGAAGACAGAACGGAACCATACAATTCTCTGACAAACTGTATGTGTACAGCGGCAATGTTGGCTTTGATTCCAACAGTTTTGACATACAACTTTATGATAGACAGCCTATTCAAGAAACACGTGTGATACTAGAAACTGTTCGAGATAAAATATTTGTAGAAGAATTATCAGTTGAATATAACAATTTATATTTTGCTGGCATAAGATATGCTCTGTCGGAAAATAAAATAAATGATTTTGTATTTAAAACCAGTTTTGTCAAAGCACAACACAATGTTGGAGAACTAGAGCAAAAAATTACTTTTAAAAATGATAATTTATCTAACTATGAAGATTATGTTCAGGAAGTAAAACCTTACAAGTCTAAAATAAGAGAATATGTAAGTTCTTATCAAAAAACAGAACCTACAAATTCTGTAATAACTGATTTTGATCTGCCACCAAAATATGTGAACGGAAAAATTGAACCGTCCAAAGTGACTGTGGTCGATGACACATTGGTAGGAGCAGAAAACATCAATACATACCCGGATAAAAATTGGAAAGACAATATTGGCTACAAAATTACAGCAATCAACATTGCCGACGAAGGATCAGAATACAAAAATCCACCAGCAGTGGTAATCACAGGTGGAGGTGGCATGGGCGCCACTGCTAAAGCATACATTAAAAATGGAAAAGTTACTAGAATAAATGTGACTAACAGTGGTAATGGATACATTTCATCTCCAACTGTAACATTAAGTGGTTCAACGACAGGCATACAAGCCAAAGCCAGTGCTGTATTGGGAGAAAGTTTACCTAGAACATCTCACATAGGAATTAAATTTGATCGAAACACAGGCACAACTTTGATTACAAGTTTACAAAGAACAGAAACATTTACAGGTAATAACAGCCAAATCAAATTTAAATTGAAATGGCCAATGGATTTACGCACCAACACTATCGAAGTGTTAGTTAATGATATCAATCAATTAAAAAGCACGTTCACTTATGGCAATGACGATGACACAACAAAATCGTATGCTAGACAGACAGGATATATTCAATTTATATTGCCACCAGCGAACTTATCTTCAATTTCGATCACATACAAAATCAATGAAGATGTGCTGAACACTGCGGATAGATTCGATCTGTATCAACCAACTGCTGGAATGCCAGGCAAAGAACTTGCTCAAGTGATTGATGGAATAGATTATGGCGGAGTTGAAGTACGAAGCATAGGATTCGAAGACACATCAGGCTGGGGCAACGAACCTTACATGCAGGGTGAATGGGATACTTTTGATGAAAGTTATGAAGATGAAGTTTTCTATTTAGATGGCAGTACGCAAGTATTAAATCTTTCAAAAACACTGGAACAAGGTGTTGAATATCACATTTATCAAAATGGTGTTAGAGTGGATGATCCTGCTTTTGACGCCGGTAATCCTTCAAACGAATTGGCACAAATAAATTCAATTCAAGGTGACGGATCAAGTAAAACTGTAGACATCAGTGCTCTAGAAACAGAAGATGAAGATGTTATAATTGTGAGAAAATCCACAAGCGATGGTTCATACCTTCCAGATCCAAGTGCAGTGGACACATTGGTGAAAGGTGGAGATTTAGCATACTCCACAGCACAAGGTATCAATGCAGAAGACATCAACATAGACGGTGATGGTTTTGTCACAGAAACTTCTTCAAAAGGACCAGAAGAGTTTGTGCCAGGACAAGTGTTAGATACTTTGGATATTCAAGTGTATGACAGAGGAGCCAACACAGGATCTAAAATAAACAGTTACAATTACATTGGTGACGGAACAACAGTGGAGTATTCATTTGTTGACACACCACAAAGCAACACAGCAATTTTCTTAAGTGTGAACAACATTCTAAAAGACACCGACACATTTACAGTTGATTATGCCAACAAAAACATTGTGTTCAATCAAGCACCTAATTCAGGTGACAAAATCAATTTTATCACAATGGGCAACAATGGTGAGTCAATATTGGATGTGGACACATTCACAGGTGATGGTAGCACAACAGAATTTGTCACAAGAGCAAAATACACAGAAGGCAGTGTTCAAACATTTGTGAAAGTGAATGGCGTGGATCAAGATTATTCAGTGATAGAAACAGACTCTTCATATGCTGTTGCTAATAGAGTTGCTGTAAGATTTAACACAGCACCAGCACAAAGCAGTGTGATCAATATTGTGGTGTACGCAAGTGAATCACAATCATTCAGCGAAGTGACACAAAACATTTACACAGGTGATGGTAGCACCACACAATATCAATTGAATCCAACACCTTTCACACAGACACCTTTCACAAACAATGTGATTGTAAAAGTGAACGACAATGTGTTGAGAAGTGGATTCCATAAGAAACACACAGTCGGTGCCTTGAGAGAATATGAATTTAAAAATTGGCAGTTACTACCAGGCACAATCAATACCACAGATGTGAGAGCATATCTAAACAACAAAGAATTAACAGCCGCAGAATACACTTGGAATCCAGGCAACTCCAGTGTTACTTTGACAGGCGGAGTTGGTGTTGCAGGAGACATATTAGATGTTTATGTTGAAAACGGAGAATATTCTGTGACCGACACAGGCACATTAAGTTTCAGTGTTGCTCCTGCTCAAGGTAGCACCATCACAGCATATCAATTCAGTAATCATGATATACAAAACATAGACAGATCTCAATTGGATGTGGTAGCAAAATTAACTATCACAGTTAACACAGAAGATTATTATCAATACAATCAATTGACCAATGGAGTCATACAACTAAATCGTCCGGCAGTTGATGCTCAATATGTTTGGGTGTGTGTAAATGGTGAATGGTTAGCACCTAGTATAGATTACACAGTTTCCAATGATCAGATGTATTTGAAAATTAATAGAACATTGTCACAGAATGATGAAATAGATGTGATACATTTCACAGCACCATCATTCATAGGCAAATTTGCTTACAGACAATTCAAAGATGTGATGAACAGAACACATTTCAAACGTATAGGTGATGATAGACAATACTTCTTGGCACAAAACTTGAACTGGTATGACAAGGAAATTGTGCTGACCGATGCCACAGGCATCACAGAACCAAGTGTGGCTTCACAATTGCCTGGCATAATTTTCATAGATGGTGAAAGAATTGAGTACTATCAGAAAGATGGCAACAGTTTAAAGCAGTTAAGAAGAGGAACTTTTGGTACAGGTATAGCAGAAGTGCACCATGCCAACACAGAAGTACACGATCAGAGTGCATTCCAAAATGTACCTTATCAAGATCAATTCATATCTGAAACTTACACAGGAGCAGATGTGGTAAACAACATATTAAACATTGGCTTTACGCCAGCCAATGTTAATCAGTTTGAATTGTTTGTTGGTGGCAAAAGAATGCGTAAAAATGCTATCAGTGTATACAATCCTACTCTGGGACAAGACAGTCCAGAAGCAGATGAAACTGTGCCTGCAGACTTCACAGTGGACGGCACAACTGCTAGGATAACATTCACACAAACACCAGCCGAAAATGCTAAAATTGTGTTGGTTAGAAAACAGGGTAAAATATGGCAAACAGGCTCAGATCCACTATCTCAGACGGAGAATGACATAGCAAGGTTCATACGTCAAAAAGAAGTGGCTGTGCCGCAATAAATACAATGGTAAAACGGAGCGAAAATGAGCAAAATTAACGAAAACAGCGGTGTACTAATACAAGGACATATCAAGATACACGATCCAGAATCCAACAAGGTTTTTGTGAACAAAAGAAATGCTATCCACTATGAAAATATGAGTGTGGCATTGGCAGAAAGTGTTGCTAACCAAGGTCAAGGATTCATTAATTCGATGGCATTTGGTAATGGAGGTACATCAGTTGATCCCACAGGAATTATCACATATCTAACTCCCAACTCAACAGGTACAAATGCTACATTATACAATCAAACATACAGCAAAATTGTTGATGACAGATCAGTTTCAAACTTAGATCCGCAAAGAAATAAGATAGAAACAAGACACGTGAATGGCACGAACTACACAGATGTTCTTGTAACTTGTTTGTTGGATTATGGTGAACCAAATGGGCAAGATGCTGTGGATGCCGCAAGTGCCACAGACAGTTTATATGTGTTTGATGAATTAGGACTTGTAAGTTATTCACCTGATGGCACGGGCAAATTGCTAACACACGTTATTTTTCATCCTGTACAAAAAAGTTTGAATAGATTAATACAGATTGATTACACAGTAAGAGTACAAAGTTTGACAGGTTTTAACGAAGGGTAATAAATGGCATACACAATTAGTTTTACTGATGCTGTTAACAAAGGCACAATCACAGTAGAAGACAACACAGTAAACAACGAAACCAGTATAAATTTTCCAGGTAAGAACACAACTTCTTATGGCACTGTCATAGCGGAAAACTTTTTACAGATATTAGAAAATTTTGCCAACAGTTCAGCACCTTTAAGACCTATACAAGGTCAAACATGGTTTGATACCACAGCAGGTGTAAACCAATTAAAAATTTATGATGGTGCCAATTGGGTAGCCTCAGGTGGATTGAAAAAAGCAATTAATCAACCAAGTGCATCAGAAAGTATTTCAGGAGATCTTTGGGTTGACACAAATTCACAACAACTGTATTTGTTTACAGGATCTGGTTGGGTACTGATTGGACCACAATACAGTGAAGGATTAACCACTGGAGCAACTCCTGTCACTGTAATAGGCACAGACGATTTAACATACAGTATAGTTCAATTAGAAGTTGATGCCAAAGTAGTGGCAATAATAGCGAAAGATTCATTCACACCCAAAGTTACTATACCTGGTTTTTCACAAATTAATCCAGGAGTAAATTTAAGTTCAATTAATTTCGGTGACAGCATTAACAAATTGTATGGCACTTCTGAAAAAGCAGAAGCATTGGTTGTTGGAAATTCAACAGTTGCCGCAGGAAACTTTTTAAGATCAGATACAACTTCATTAACAGACTTTCCGATCAAAATCAAAACAGATGACGGTTTAGAAGTTGGTGCCGCAGGATCATTCCGTGTGTTTGTGGAAAACCAAGCAGGAATAATCCAACTGGGAACATTAGATGAAGAAATAGATTTTAGATTGAACAATCAAGGTTCAACAACTACTGTGATGAGAATCAGTTCACAGAGACAAGTTGGTATCAACAAAACAAACCCTACTGAAGCATTAGATGTGTCAGGCAACGTTTTAGCATCAGGCACAATAATATCAAACGCAACAACTTCATCTATAAACATTGGCTCAGGCGCTATTGTTTCTAAAGGTGGATTAGGTGTTGCACTTGACGCCAATGTGGGCGGGTCAGGCACATTCGGTGGCAACATCACAGCACAAACTATTCTGCCATCACAAAACTTAACTTACAATGTTGGAAGTTCTACAAACAGATACAACACAATATGGGCAAATCAAATCCAAGCAGGCAGTGTTGTAACAAGCAGTATCACAGGAAATGCATCAACAGCCACCACTGCTGACAAGTTGGCACAATCAACAACTTTTAGATTGTCTGGTGATGTAACAGCGACAGATATTTCTTTTGATGGACAAACAGGCGGAACAACAAAAACATTTAACACATCTATCAGCAACACATTCATAGGTGGTCAAACACTTACCACCACAAGCAACGTGAGTGATGAAATTATTATTAACAGAACATCGGGTACAACAGGCATATTCAAAACCACAGTGGGTGCTATCACAAACGGTATACCTACTCCACCTGTAGGATCTATCACCATGTTTGCTGGTGCAACTGCTCCTGCAGATTGGCTGTTTTGTGATGGCGCTGAAGTCCAAAGATCAGTTTACAATTCTTTATTCCAAGTAATAGGAACACAATATGGAACACCAGCAAACACATCAGTTTTTAAATTGCCTGATTTGAGAGGAAGATTCCCACTAGGTAAAGACAATATGACAAACCCAGGACTAGGACAAGGTTCAGCAGACAGAGTGACCTCGCCAACAGCAGATGGTTTAGGTTTAGGTGCTGGTAATGAAAAGAAAACAATTGCCAAAGAAAATTTACCGGAACACGAACACAGTTTAAGAGCCAACAATGGCGATCAATTTTTTGGCACCAGAAATATATCAGGTGCTTCTACAGATCCAGAAGTTACCACAACAAGTGGTCCAGATTTATCCAATGCCAATGGTGCTCAGCAGTTACCTAACTCGGGTGGCATTGATGGCACAATAGGACAAGCAATGGATGTGATGAATCCATACTTAACATTGAATTACATAATTTACACTGGAGGTACAGGAGAGTAATGAGTTATAAATTAAACAAAACAGATGGCAGTTTACTTGTAGATTTAGTAGATGGTCAACTGGATACCAGTTCAAGTGACCTTACACTGATCGGAAGAAATTATTCTGGATTTGGTGAAGTATTAAACGAAAACTTTATTCAATTGCTGGAAAATTTTGCCAACACATCTGCTCCTATAAATCCTATAAGAGGACAACTTTGGTATGACACATCAGAAAATAGATTAAAAGTATACAATGGCTCTGCGTTTACTTCATCTGGCGGAACCACAGTGGCTGAACAACAGCCCAACATGGTGGCAGGTGATCTTTGGATAGACAGCACAAAAAGTCAAATGTATTTCTTTGATGGCGTAAGATTACAGTTGGTTGGACCTGCTTATTCAACAGCACAAGGCAGATCAGGATTCCAAGTTGAAAGTATTATTGACACACAAAACATCACGCAAACTGTGGTCAAAATGTTTGTTGGTGGTAATCTTGTGGGTGTACATGCCAACGCAACATTTACTCCAATTGCCACAGCACGAATACAAGAACTTGTTACTAGCACCAACGCAACAGGCACAATTCAAAAAGGATTTAATACTGTAGGCACAGATTACAAATATGTAGGAACAGCCACAATAGCACAATCTTTAGTTGATGGTAATGGTGTTGTGAGAACAGCAGATCAATATTTGGTTTCAGACAGTGATGACACCACAGTGGGTGCCTTAACCATTCAAAACAATGCTGGATTAACAATTGGATTAAAC